GGCCGGTGGTCGCCGTGTCCGAACCGGTGATCTGGTTGTTGACCCACGCCACCTCGGCGTCGTTCAGTAGTTGGTCGTTCGTGTCCGTGTCCCCGCACAGAAAGCGGATCGCATCTCTGGCGTTCGCCGACGGGTCACCGTCGTAGGTCCAAGCCACGGCTACGAGGTGAAGAACACCGACCCGGCGACGGTCCCTGATCCTCCGACATCGACGTAGATGCCGGTCGTGACCTGTACGCCGTTGGCGATGTTCAGGTTGGTGACCCCGTCTGCGGCGAGGGCGATGTGGGCGATGATCGTGCCGGTGGCCGAGGTGTTGTCGTAGATGGTCGCCGTTGCCGTTGATGCACCGCCCGACTCGTAGAAGCAGCCACCGTAGAAGGTGCCGCCCCCGGTGAGGACGCCTTGGTCGGAACCGGTGAGGGCGGTCGTGGTTGCCGTGTTGCCGGGCGGTCGTGCCATGTTCTGCTCCTAACTGGATCGAGCCGGAGGCCGGGGCGAACCCGACCCCCGGCTCGATGCCGTGCGTATCTGTTGTAGGGAGTCTAGTCGCCCTACGAGGTTACGTTGGACAGGAAGTAGCCCAGCGCCGAGGACACGATCTTGAAGTCGAAAGCGGCTTCAATCTCGATCCTGTCAGCCTTGCGCTCCTCGATCCGGTAACGGCTGACCGCCGCCCCGGTGCCGAGTCCTGCCGACACTCCGGTCCAGACCATGTTGTAGCCCGCCGAGGGCACCATCAGTCCGGGATTCGCCGGGGTGTAGCAAACCAGCACATCCTTGTCACCGATCTGTGCATAGGACGCTGTTGCGCCTTCCTGAGCGGTGTTGTAGGTGGAGGCCATGATGAGCACCCGGTCCACGCCGAACAGCCGGGCGAGGAGTTCCTCGGTGACCGACTCCTGCGACGTATACTTGATACGATCCACGATGTCTGCGTTGTCGACCAATGCGCTGAACACTTTGTAACTCATGATTACAGTATTCGGCACATAGCCGGTGTTGGTCAGCACCGTGTTCTTCGCCGTCTCGACGTCGGCGATCGGGGTCGATGACGAAGCATCCCAGAGGGTTCCGGGTGTCACGTCGCTGCCCCAAACGCCTGTCGTGAAGGCGTCGGCAGCCCACTGGACTTCCTGACGGATAAGCATCTGCTGGGACAGGAACCTCGTGGTGTCCATGTCCATGTTCAGCGGCGAATCCGCGTTGGCCCGTGTCTGATCGCCGATGTCCTTGTGGAGTGCGTACACCTCGCACCCGTAGGTAGCGGTGCTGAGTGAGTAGCCGGTCCCTGCGGACTCGGTGCCGTCTGCCCGGCGCTGGACCTGATCGCGGAAGAAGTCAGCCTGAGAATACGTGAAGTATTTGTCAGTCTGCTTCAGCACGTTCACGGTCGGGAACGCCCGGCCTGCGACGAAGGCGTAAGCCTCCTGCATGAAAGCGACGGACATGTTCGAAAGTACTGCATCGACATGAACGTCTGTTGATGTTGGATTTGGCATGGTCAGTCCTCCCTAAGCCGCACGACACGAAGTCGGATTCAGGAACATCGTGAACGTCTCGGAAGCGGAGGCTGCCTGAATGGCCACGCCGAGCGTCACGACGCTCGTGTCTGTTCCGGGCACTATTGCGTCAGCCTGTGAGTCGGCGCTGGTGCCGATCACATTGTTGAAAGCGATGGTGCCGTCAGCGACGACCTTTGAGATGCCGAAGATCTGAATGACCGCCTGCTGGCCTGACGTCGGTTTGTTCTGAAGAATGCCAATGGCCCTGTCAGTGGTCGCCGTACATACGTTCACCGTCGTGGCCGAAGCCAACTTGACGAAGTGATACTGCTTGGCGGACAGGTCGGCGGCAGCCGTCAGAGTCCCGAGAGTGATGCTGGGTGATTCGTACGCCATGTCCTACACCCCCGCTTCGGTCCGGTACCTGCTGTACAGGTCCGGGTTTTCGGATGCCACAAGGCCGATGGCCTCATGCTGGTTCTTCGCCCGGCCCGCTTCGATAGCAGACTTGGCGAGGGCTTCGATCTGGTTGTACGCATCCGTGGATGAGTCGTCCAGATCGGTACCCAGTTCTTTGAGCACACCGGCTTCAGCCAGAGCCTCAGCACAGCCGTCGAGAATACTCTCGATGATCGTTGCTGCCTCTGGAGCAGCGCCTCGGAGGGAACGAAGAACCGGAGCGAAATCTTCGACAACGACACCCGGAAGGATGCGCCATGCGCCGACACGCTCAGTGGCCTTTTCCATCTCGCGCTCCTCGCGCAACGAAGCCGCCTCGGCGGTTGCGTTGTCGAGGGCTTTGCGGAGATCAGCCAGTTCCTTCGTCACCTTTTCCGAAACGCCATCATCGCTCTTGAGCACGGGGTCCGGTTCGACGACCGGTGCCTCCTCCTCGGCGATGACTTCCTCAGCCGGAGCCTCGATGGTTGTGGTTTCGAGATCCACAGTTATCGCTCCTTGTTCGGTGTCGTTGGCAATGTCATCCCGCACTTCGGTCAGCACCTCGTCCAAGACGGCGGCAGCGTCCTTGCGGACCAGCCACCCCTCGTACAGATGCGCTGGATGGTCGACGCCCGAGGTTTCCTCGATCTCAAGATCGACGAGTTTCTTGGTCTGTACCATCTCACCTCCGATGGGATCAGAGCGAAGGTTACACGGTTGTCATTCGTTTGTCATGGGTCTAAGTGGGGCTAGTGGCCTATTTGCCCACCAGAGCGGCGTAGAGGCGTTCTAACGGCGTGCCGGGGTCGGGTAGGATAACCAGACCAGAGCCGGGTTTGAGGCCCTTAGAACGGCCCGAAAAAGTTTCTGAGAAATCTGCCCAAATCCCCCGTTTTGACTAGACGGGGCTAGGTTTCTGTGTATATACTGACGGCATGGAAACAACGACCACCACCACCCCGGAAGAAGCGGCACAGTTCGCCCTCGCCAACATCGACGATTCTGCCGCCCTTTACCTGCGAGTCAGGACCGAGAACCTGAACGTCCTCCTCTGGCTCTCCGATATCAGCCCTACGTTCCTCACAGGCCGCGAGGTCACACGGGACAGCGACGGCTTCATGAATGTGACTGACCGGCTTCACCTCATCGACTGGACCTTCGTCCGGTGGGTGAAGGTCATCGCCTGCGATTACAAGTACAACGAGTTGACGACTGTCATGGAGGGCAAGTGATGAAGATCCTCAAGAACGGCCAGCACACCGACCTCGTAGAGAACCACAACGAGAACCTCTACATCCGGGTCCACGGCGACGGACACACCGTCGACTTCAAGCCAGTTGTCAAACTGTTCGTCTGCGTCGGAGGAAACGCCACATGGCTCCTCACCGAAATGGACCCCGACACCGGCGACTGCTTCGGCCTCTGCGATCTCGGACAGGGCTACCCGGAACTCGGCTACGTCAACCTCAACGAGATGACCGACACCCTCGGATGGAGGCTTGAGCGGGACATGCACTTCACCGCGACCAAGACGCTCACCGAGTACGCAGCCGACGCTCGGGACGCAGGACGCATCAACGCCTAGCAGCCCCGGCGAGTAGCCCCCGGCTTCGGTCGGGGGCTTTCGTCGTTTTCAACGCTTCCCACCGTCATCCAGTAGCCGAGTGGTTGGCGAGGAAGTTCGCATAAGCCTCCGGGCTGTCCAACACGATGATCGTTCCGGTTGAGGCGTCCGGGCTTCGTCCCAACGTCATGCTGATCGTTCCGACGAGCGTGCCTACGGCAACCAGTAACCCGGTGACAGCCACTACCAGTTTCGTCAGGTTGTTCATCCTGTGTCCCGGCTATGTCGGATCGCATGGCCGAGGCTGACCATCTCGTCGTTCAGGCACTCGCCTTCATCGTTGAGGATGCGCCCGAGGATGCAACCAACCTCAGTCCCGTCCCCGAGTGAGGTCTGGATGATGACCTGCTGTTCCAACGCCGAAATCCAGTCTTCGACATACCGCTTCGCCGCCAGCCCGGCTTCCTTCTCGACGGGATCTTTGGTGCGGGACTGAGGAGCGTTGATGCCGTGGAACCGGACGCGCCTCCGGTATGAGATGTCGAACCCGAGGTCGAGGATGACGTCGATCGTGTCGCCGTCGACGACCCGGACGACACACGCCTGATAGTGGAAAAGTTTTCGCTTGGTCACGGCTGTACCTCCGGTCGTTCGGGAAGTGTAGGTGGGTTGTTCAGCGGCGATGACGGTCGTCAACGCGACTCGAGCCTGTTTGGATTCGTGGCGCAGTTCACGCCAGAGGCGAAAGATAAGTCGTTCTCAGACCAGAGCGTCGACCGGCAGATCAGCCTCGACCCGGCGGGCACGGCCACCGATCGAGTAGCCACGCAACTCCCCGGCCTTCACCAGATCCCACGCCCAGTCCTCCCAGACGACTCCGAGGAACGGCGTGTCAGCCGGAAACACCTGCTTCGTGACTCCTTGGTTCGGCACCTCCATGTCGGCCTCGATCGGGAACGGCCAAGTCAACGCCTCGACCATCTCGCCCGCCACCTTCTCCGAATGCTGGATGAAGATACGGCGGTCGCCCTTGCGGACCCAGTCCCAGAGCGCCTTCTGGAGCGTGTCCGCGTCGGTGAACTCTTGGTGTGCGTCAGCCCGGTCAGGCACATACACCGGGCCGAGTGTGTACCGGTGCTCGGCCTGCTTCGCCAGCGGCAACACCCCCGTCATCGCGTTGTGTACGAGTTCCAACTTGTCGTCGACGTCGCCGAGGAGGTACGGCGGGGCGACACCCCTCGCCTCCAGTTCCTCCTCGATGAGGTTGTGGACGATCACATGCGGTTCCTCGATGTAGCCCACCGAATGGAGGCGGTCGTGGTCGGCGGCGAGTTGCTGCGTCGAAGAAGCAGACACCCGGTCGGTGCGGAACTGTTCGATCTGGCTGAGGCGTTCCTGAGCGGCTCCCGCTGAGGTGTAGCAGCCGAACGCCCGCCCGGTCGTGGAGTAGACGCAGAACTGGCCGTTCTCCTCACGAATCTCTTTCTGCTCCTCGACGAACACCGTCGGCACTTCAGGTTCTTCCATCGGCACTTCGGGTTCTTCCATCGGCAGAGTCATCAGGTCTTGCTTGGCGTGAATGATGTCCATCAGCGGGGCGAGCAACGGTTCGCACTCCGGGTGGTCGAGCATCAGCCGGTACGCCATCAACAGGTGGGTCATGGCGTCCGGGCCTGCGGCGGTGTTCCCGTAGTCGTGGTCCTTCTCCTCCCAGAAGTCGTCGTAGGCTCCCTGCTCCACGGCCTCGGTCTGGTTCAGGTCCGTTGCTGGAGGAGTTTCACCATCACCGAGGAGCGGCTGGCGACGATCCGCTGCTGCTTCCTTCTCCTCGTAGCCGAGACGTTCCATCATCGTCTGACGCCGGTCCACCGCCGTAGGCGTGGTGCGACGGGTCGACAACAGGACACGCGGAGCGTCGGAGCGTTCCCTGTCCGGCCAGACCTTCAGCCATGCGTTCAGCACCCGGCGCTTCACACCCGGCAGGTCATCGGACGGGATTCGGACCCGGCTGCCTCGGAAGCCGCCCGACCCTAGCGCGGCGACGGCCATGCCGACCTGACGGCGGGTTTCTTCCAGTTCCGGTGTCTCCCACAGACGCAACTTCCAACCCGACGGGGTGTCCTTGTCCGGGGTGTACGCGTAGGCCGCTGCCGGGTACTCCAGACCGTCCTCGGTCTTGATCTCGGCTTTGGTGACTTCGCCGTAGGCGTCAAGTGATTCAGTCATGTCGGAGATGGTATCGCAACCGCCGCATCTGTGTCAGCAACGTCGCGTAGAATGGTGTTATGCCATTCATAGTCTCCGGTCGGGTTACCGACTACGCCCTCAACAGGCACGACATCCCGAAACGGGATCGTCGCTTCTCGCTGTCTTATTCGCAGGAGGCAGGCTGGGATGATCCCGAGTCGCTGGTGCTCGCTGCGATGCGAGCCGAGGCAGCGCCCCTGTCGTCGGTTCTGCACACGCCGATCCCGCAGACGGTCGGACGCATCGCCCC